TTCCTACACAAGAATTTTCATTCATTCTCGAAGCAACACGATAAAAAATGCCAACAACAAAGTTTACAAATTTAGATTTTGATCAAATCAAAACGTCAATTAAGGATTATCTCAGAGCAAATAGCGATTTTTCTGGATTTGACTTTGAAGGATCGAACTTTTCTGTATTACTTGATACTTTAGCGTATAATACATACATAACTGCATTCAACTCAAATATGGTCGTGAATGAGTCTTTTCTAGACTCTGCGACACTCCGTGAGAACGTTGTTTCACTCGCACGTAACATTGGGTATGTTCCTCGTTCAAGGTCTGCTGCAGAGGCAGTAGTGTCCTTTCAATTAGACATAGGTGATGCATCAACTGGTGACCCATATGGGACTACAGTTGAACTTTCGAAAGGTTTAGTTTGCACTGGTAGTATACAAGACTCTTCATTTACATTTTCAATATCTGAAAATATTGTAAAACCAGTTGTAATTGAGAATAGTAGATATATTGTTAAATTTGAAAATTTAACCGTTAGTCAAGGTACATATTTGACAAAGAATTTTACATTTGATAATTCTTTAGATCAGAAATTTATTTTAGATAACCCTTTCATTGATACTTCAACAATTCATGTATATGTGAAAGGTGATGCTGGATCAAAACGTGAATATTTGATCTCGGACGATATTTCGAACATTGATTCAACTTCTAGAGTTTACTTTCTTCAAGAAGTTCAAGATGAAAAATATGAAATTCGTTTTGGAGATGGAATAATTGGTAAAAAATTAGGAAGTGAAGGAAGTGGTGCCGACGGAACTGAAATTACTGTTGATTATATTGTATCAGATGGTGCTAGTGGTAATGGTGCGTCAGGTTTCTCATTTTCTGGTAATGTTATAAAAACTTCAAATGGTGTTTCAGCAACAATTGAAAATACACCTATTGTGACAACAGTAACTTCATCACAAGGTGGTTCTGATATTGAGTCAATAGATTCAATAAAGTATTATTCACCAAAAGTTTACTCAGCACAAAAGAGAGCAGTTACTCCAAGAGATTATGAAGCAATAATTAAACAAATATATCCAGAAACAGAATCAGTTTCAATTGTAGGTGGAGAAGAATTAGATCCACCAGAATTTGGCACAGTTCAAATAAGTATTAAACCAAAAGGTGCCACTTACATTTCTGATTTTTCTAAATCAAGAATTATATCGCAACTTAAAAAGTATACGGTAGCAGGTATCAATCAGAAACTAATTGACCTTAAAATACTTTATGTTGAACTTGATATTTCAGCTTATTATAATTATTCTCAGGTTTCTACCGAAGATACGTTAAAAAGTAAAATTATTAATTCTTTAAACAAATACTCTCAATCAGTTAACTTCAATCGTTTTGGTGGAAGGTTTAAATACAGTAAAATGTTACAAGTTATTGACAAAACTGATACAGCATTGACAAGTAATATCACAAAAGTCATCATTCGAAGAGATTTAAAGGCAACGATAAATCAATTCGCACAATATGAATTATGCTTCGGAAATCGTTTTCACATAGATCCAAACGGTTATAATATTAAATCAACAGGATTCTTTGTTGCTGGTGAGTCATCTCCTGTATACATTACTGATATACCAAATGCGGATGGTCAAACAGGTGTATTGTCAATCGTAAAACCAATCGAAAATGGTCAAATAAGAGTTGTAAGTAAATCTGCTGGAGTAGTTGATTATATTCATGGTGAAGTTAAGTTAACAACAATCAATATACAATCAACTGTCAAAGAAAATAATGTTATTGAAGTTCAGGCATTCCCAGAATCAAATGATGTAGTTGGATTAAGAGATTTGTATCTGGAATTAAGTGTTTCAAAAAGCAAGATAAATATGTTGAGAGATGTTATAGCATCTGGTGACGAAATATCTGGAACTCAGTTTACTAGAGATTTTTATACATCAAGTTATTCAAATGGGAATTTAATAAGAGAGTAGTATGATACAAACAGGTATTGAATCGAGAGTTAAAATACAAGATGTAATATCTTCTCAACTTCCAAATTTTATTTTGGATGAGAGTCCAAAGACTGCTGATTTTTTAAAGCAATATTATATCTCACAGGAATACCAAAGTGGTGTAGTGGATATTGCTGAAAATTTAGATCAATATCTTAATCTTGACAATTTAACACCTGAAGTTGTAGCAATAAACCCCACATTATCTGTGGGTATTAGCACACAGACTGTAGATACCCTATCAGTTTCAAGCACAAAGGGATTTCCTAGTCAATATGGATTGTTAAAAATTGATAATGAAATTATCACATATACAGGACTGACAACAAATACATTTACAGGTCTTACTCGTGGATTTAGTGGTATATCATCATACCATACAGATTTGAATGATGAGGAATTAATATTCAGTCAAACAAATGCAGGTGTTCATACTGCAGGGTCATCAATACAAAATTTAAGCACTTTATTCTTAAAAGAGTTTTATGACAAGTTTAAACGCACATTTGCACCAGGCTTTGAAAACTTAAAGTTTGAAAGTAATTTAAACGTTGGTAATTTCCTAAAAGAAATAAAATCATTTTATGAATCAAAAGGAACAGATGATGCGATTAAAATATTATTCCGTGTTTTATATGGTGTAGATCCCAAAATCCTTAATTTAGAAGATTATCTTTTCAAACCATCAGCAGCAGAATATTTAAGAAGAGAAACAGTTATTGTAGAGGTGTTATCTGGAAATCCTATTGGATTAGTAGGACAAACAATTCGAAAAATTGAAAAACTAAATGACCCCGAAACTCAAGCATCAGTTTCTGAAGTAGAACCTTTTACAAGACAAGGAAAACAATATTACAAACTATCACTCTTTATTGGATATGGTGGTGCATCATTAGTTGAGGGTAACTTTAAAATCACTCCTAGTAGTAAGGTTGTTGAGGCAGTGCCTGTTGGATCATCTATCATAACTGTCGATTCAACGATAGGGTTTCCTCAGAGTGGATCAGTTCTTTCTGGTATAAACACAATATCTTATTCTGATAAATCAATTAACCAATTCTTTGGCTGCACAGGAGTGACAAGTCCACTTAAACCATCTGATAGTTTATATTCAGATGAAATATATTTTGGTTTTGAAGAGGGTGATACTGATAAAAAAGTAGAATTTAGAATTACAGGAATCTTATCAAAATTTAAACAGACCTCAGAAAATGTAAATGTATCTGAGGGAGATATTATAGGTGTTAAAAATTTAGGAGTTAAAGTTTTTAATCCCTCTATTAAGAGTAGAAAAGAAGTTTTTGCAAATTCATGGATTTATAATACATCCTCATTTTTTGAAGTAGAAAATATAGTTAATAAGTCGAATGTAACTTTAAAAACTGCAATAGACAGATCAACCTTAAAATTAGGTGACTATGTAGAATTTGTAGATCGAAATAATCCTGGTGTAGTTGTATATCCTTCAGCGACTGATTCTCAACCATATGTATCGGAACTAGATGAAGCGAATCCACTTTCTGTAAAATTAAATGATGTTGATAATCTTGTATTTGTAGGGACGGAGAGATGGAATTTAAGAAAAAAATTAAATAAACCACAAAGCACAGATCCTAAGACGCTAATGTCGCGATTATCTTTTGATGATGCATCATCTGATGTAACTAACGTATATTTTGATAGTGATAATGGTTATGCAGCATCTAACTCACTTCCATCAAAATTAAATCCAAAATTACCAACTGCACCATTTTTTGAGAATATAAATGCTGAATTAAATCAAGTTACCGTTGCAGTTAATGGTTTGCAAAATTTAAATCCTATTACTCAAAAATATCAGGTGATTCAGGTTGTTGATACAGAAATGCCTTTTGTGACAGGAGATGAAATATTTTATGAATCAACTGGTGCAACTTTCAATCAGTTTGGTGAAGGTGATAATATTTTAACTGCTGGTATTAGTACAGGATCATATTTTGTTGAGGTCTTAGGTGGGCAGCAAATTAAATTATACTCCTCAAGATCTTTCATAACTGGTGGGACAGGACTAGAATTAGATTATCCTAAAAATAATGCAGGAGTTGCTATCGGTGCAACACACACCTTTACATTATATTCTCAAAGATCTAAAAAAATACAACCTAAAAAATCATTTAAAAAATTTCCATTATCACCTAATCTTGAGGGTGGTGGAGTTGACAAAACAATACCTGGAACTATAGGTAAATTGATAAATGGTGTTGAAATTTTTAATTATAAATCAAACGATAAAATATATTTTGGTCCTTTAACTAAATTAAATGTATTGTCTGGTGGAAGTGAATATGATGTTATTAATCCACCCAAAATAGTAATTACTGATGGTTCTGGATCTGGAGCATTATCTCAACCTTGCGTAAAGGGTAGCGTAGTAGATGTTTTAATAGATACCCTTACTTTTGATATTGATAGTGTTGTATCAATTGGTATAACAGGTGGAAATGGGTCAGGTGCTGTTTTAGAACCAATTATAGGAAAAAGATCAAGAGAGATACCATTTAATGCAAAACCATTCTCAACAGCGGATCAGTTTGGTATAGGAAGTTCTGATGATGATTTAACATTATTAACATTTAAAGGTCGTCACAATTTAAACACTGGTGATAGGGTCATATACAAAACAAATGGCAACGCATCAATTGGTCAAACTAGTGCCCCTACAGGTAATGCT